CGAAGGTGAAGGCTCGGGAACTGAGCCAACCGTAATTGTTACCAGATTTGAATTAGAAGAATACAAACGCAAAGTGTCGTTATCTGAGCGGATTGAAAATGTCCATTCCGTTCCAGCGGGTCTCAATCCGTAAAGTAAATCGTGACCAATCGTAATTGTTGTGTTTAGGGCTTGAGCATCTCCAACATTGCCTGTAGCAATTCCCCATCCTCCCCCAGATGCGTTAAAAGAAATCGCATATCTCTCTGGCTGAGTATTACCGCAACTCGGTGCAGACCAATTTAATGTTAGCGAAGTGCCACCATCAACAATTGTTAAATCTGTCGGTGGGCAAATTGATAAAGGCTCGGGCGCGGGTGTTACTGGTGAGTAATGCAAAATGATTTGGAGCCTTTTTCCAGTTCCAGAGCAGGGGTCGCCAAAAACATCATTCGTGGCAGATATAGAAAGGGATGAACTCCCGATAGCCAGACTCTCCACGATGCTTTGAGAATTTTGGGCGTGGCAGGTGCCGATTTGATAATCATTGGGAGTGCCATAACTGGCAAAAGTTACAGAATCAAAAACTGAGCCTTGAGGGGCTACGAGGTTTAGCATCCCGCCCTCATTGACTGACCCTTGAACTGAGCCAGAAGTGGCTCCAGCATCATTCATTGGGAGCCAAGAAAGCACAAAAACTATAGATACGGCTAAAGCAAGCCTCAAATACCGCATCTGACCCCCTAACTCGGGGTCACTAGGACACGATATGTAGCCCAATTGTACCAATGGGATAATCTGTGCTAAACTGGGGTTGTAAATGAGAGGAGTCACTATGAGCAAGAGATATGGGAACTGCCAAAAGAAACACGCAGAGGTCACTATCAAAAGCGTGATTCGAGGTTGGGTAAAATCCCTAGAAATTGAAGATGGTATTAAGCGCTCTAAAAAAGAAATTGAAGAAATCGTTGCAGAGCAAATTGAGAGCCTTGATGACTACGGCGCTTGCAACTGGACTGGATGCGAATACAAATAATCTGTGCTAAACTGGGGTTGTAAATGAGAGAGAGGAAGAATATGTCAAAAGTAAAAATCACTTGGAAGGCTTTTGGAGATAAGCCAGAAATCGGGCGCTTCATTAGTTCTGTTGAATTCGAGACTGAATTCAAGGTTGAAGAATCTAATGTAGACAAATTTTTAGAAGTTGTTTACCACAATACAAACACTTACTCAGGAAACTTATGGCAGATAATTGAGCCAAAGTTATCTGCAACTCGCACTCACACATCTATCTCAATCGGTGATGAAATCGAGATTGACGGTCAGGTTTACATCTGCGCTGATTTTGGTTTTGAAAAGATTGAGGATGTTGAGATAAAGCGTTTCAGCGATGGCTCGATATTTCGTGTTGGTAAGAAAGAAAAGGTAGATAACTAACCCTAGTTATGTTAAACTTAGGTTGTAACCAAGAGAGAGGATACAAAATGGCAACACCAACAGGTCGCCCATTCAACGAGGATGAACTTCTCGGTCAGATTGGTCGTATGAATGTCTTTGCAATTTCAGGTGGTCGTGTCGGCGTTATCGCTGAAAATGGCGTAACAGTCGAGATTGAATTACCAGTTTCTAATGGCTATCGAGTCTCAGTCAAATTAGGTTGGGATGATACTTGGACAGTCAGCCGTCAATTTGTCCGTAAGGGCGTAGTTTTCGATAAGGGAACTATTGAAGGTGTCTATCCAGAAAATGTTGGCGAAGTTGCCTACCAAGCATCTTGCTTCCGCTCTAACTACGACTTTGGAAAGGTGGTTGCGTAATGAATATCATTGAAGCAAAGAAAATCGTTGGTAATCAACCAACTTGGGCTTTGCAAAATATGGTCAAGGCTCTTAAGATGCTACCTGCGCTCAATACAGCCGAGGATGAACTCAACCTTCAAGCGGCGAAGATTGTGCTAAAGGAGAGGGCTAGAAAGTAATGGAAGATGCAATCATTGTTCATTCGCCTGAATATGCGAATTGGGTCTTTGACCCCACGCATCCAACGCAGGGGCGTAGATTCCTGCTCGGGCGCAATCGCGTAATTTTGGAAGGGCAAGACCGCCGACTCAACATTGACGAATTCCCACCAGAGATTCCACACACGGATGATTTATTGCTATGCCACGACCCAATTTATGTCCACGATGTAACTGTCCGAGGCTTATCCGATGAATGGGATGGCGCTCGCCACGACTTAGGAGACCTTGCAAAGTTATTTGTTGGTGGAACCCTTACCGCTCTTGATTTGTTGCTTGAAGAAAAGACTAAGTTAGCAATTCACCTTCCTGGCGCAAAACATCACGCGATGCGCGATTACTCCAGCGGATTTTGTGTGTTTAATGATTTTGCTATTGCTGCAACTAAAGCAACGATGCTCGGTAAAAAAGTTGCCATCTTTGATTGCGATGCTCACCACGGTGACGGTACTGAGGCTTTAACTAAATCCAATCCAAATATCTTGTCTTTCTCTGTCCATCAATGGGGTATTTTTCCATATACGGGGCTTGTCTCCGATTGGGAACGCCACGCTCTTAATTTTCCTCTTGTCGCTAACACCGATGATGAAGGATTAACGGATGCAACTCAAACATTTCTTGATGTCTGTTTTGATTTTGAGCCAGACTTAATCTTTATCGCTTGCGGTGCAGATGCACTAGCCGATGACCCACTTTCTGAATTAAAATACACCGTAGGTGGTTATGAACTCGCTATGCGTAGCATCCGAATGGCTTACCCAGACACGCCTATCCTGTTTGGAGGCGCTGGAGGCTATCTGCCAGACGACCAGACTCCTGACTTATGGGGCAAAGCAAGTCTCGCGCTGGTGGCTCCAAGGGGCTGACGGTACTCTTGGGCTATGACAACAATCGTGGCTATCCAGCAAAAGGACAAAGTTATTTTTGGGGCAGACTCACAAACAACTTCCTCCAATGGTCGCACATCTAACCATCCGAAAATGGTAAAGATAACCGAACGCGGAGATTTTCTTATCGCTGGTTCTGGCGAATGTGCGCCTTGCGATATTGCTCAACACATCTGGATTCCACCTAAGCCAACTGCAAAAGACTTTTTAGATGTTTACCATTTTATGATTTCTAAAGTTGTTCCTTCGCTGAAGGCTTGTTTCAAAGAGCAAGAATACAAATGGAATGAATCCGATGATGGTGAAACTAAATTTGCTTTCTTGATTGCTGTCGGTGGTGAGGTATTTGAACTCGCTGAAGATATGAGCATCTCGCTTGATGGAAAAGGTTTTTACGGTGTCGGCTCTGGCTCCAGTTATGCCATCGGTGCGCTCTCCGCTGGGGCTGCAATTGAACAGGCTTTGCAGATTTCAGCCGATAACGATGCCTACACATCTGCCCCGTTTATTTACAAAACTCAGCGAAAGAAAGTTGCATCTAAACCTAAAGCATAGTATTCTTACCCCTGTTAGATAATCTAAGAGAGGGAGTACCAAGTGGATACAAACGAAGTAAATAAGAAATTCGAGGAAATCGTGAAGCCAAAAACAAAGGCTGTAAAGCGTAAGCCAAAGCGTGAGCCAGCAAAGTTCCCTGAACTGCGTTATCTCTGGGGCGTTGCATTGCTCGGGTCTTTTGTGCTGTGTGTGATTACAGCGATTATTCAATCAATTCTAGAATCGGTGTAAGACCAGCATATTCTCAACTTCTTCATTCTCAACTTCTACCGAGAATGAGGCTTGCTTTACATCGTATTGTCGGGCGTGATGCACACAGAAATATAAATCGCCCGATAGAAAACTTGCACGGACTTTTGCTTGCGCCCCGCACCTATCGCATCTATCGCGGGGCGTGAGTGAGGTTCGCATTTATTTTTTCTTGCTCTTATCGGTGATTGGACCGCCGACAATCCACGCTCTGCAAGTGCGAGCGCTGGCACACTTGAAATCAAAAGCCTCGCAATATCCCAACTCACCTGCATCAGTTACATCCCACGCGTTTTCGGAAGAATCACCCTGAGCCAATCCGCCCTTGATGCACTCAAGCATTGCAGATGTCTGGATAAAAGCGGCACAATTTCCACATCGCTGTTTCTTAGCCTGGGCAGGGGTAACTTCCCACTCTTTAGCCGTCTCAGCCCAGAAGTCCTCGTTTGGCTCTGATGGGTTCAGCGGTCCGTAATTCGCCTTCTCAATGGCTTTCTCGCGGTTCTCAAGGTTGGCTCCTACATCCTGGGTCGCTGTTGGGCATGAAGCCTTCAATAGTGTGACGAACGCTGGCGTAAGAGACATAGCCCAAGGGTATCAGGCGAACATCTGTTCGAATGTCTTGGTTTGAATATACAACCCCCGTATGGTATGCTTGGTTTGTAGGAGAGAGGAGTGACCATGGAAATCTGCGTGAAATGCGGGGTTCAAATTGAAAAGTTTGAAGTGTTCCCAAAGCAGGTCTGTGTGAAGTGCTACGGAATCCAATTCCAAAAGGAATGGGCAAGCATCATCAAGGTCGGGAGGTTCAAGTGAGCGTAGTTTACAAAGACTTTGAGTGGAAAACTCAAATATCCTCAGATGAGGGAACTGTAGACAACTGCCTTTTCAGGGGCGATGTAAAGCCTGTAGCGCCATCCAAGGGCGACTTATGGAGAGCGCTTGAGTGGTTGGCTCTATACGATGCTGATGGCGATTTAGAGGTCGCCCAGAGTTTCGCCAATGTGATTGGGTTCTTAGACAGCGCTGCCACTACAAAAGAGAAGCGCGAGATTCTTGCTGAGGCTAAGAAGGAATACGCCAAGGCTCACGGAATAAAAGTTTCCCAAGTTAGGTTAAAGAAGTAGAATAACCAACCCCAGTATGGTATGCTTATCCTGTAAGCGAGAGAGAGGAACGGAAGTGACAATTTACGAAGTGGAGATTGTTGGTTGGCACCAGAAGTATTACTTCAGCGGGATAGAAGTAGCAAAACAATTCGGCGAAAAATATGTTGCCGCTGGATACAAGGAATACAAAGTTCAGGCAATTTCTGTGAGAGAGGAAATCTAAATGACAACTGATTACTTAAATGAAGGCGGTTCAATAGTAGTTGAGCCAGAAAAGCAAGAAGTCAAAGTGGGAGACATCTTCTACACATCTTGGGGCTACGACCAAACTAATGTCGAGTTCTACAAAGTGGTTCGCGCTACAAAATCATCTGTCTGGGTTCAGCAAACAGGTCAGACCAGAGAAGATGCCACTTATGGCGGTGGCGATTACTGGACAACTAAATCAACAGGTGAAATCAAAGGTCGTGCGATTTACAACAGCGAGACTGGCGAATATGACATCAAGTATCCACCAATCACAATGCACCGTATCCAATACGGCTACGGAAGCCCAGCAATCAAAATCAACTCCGTGGTAAACGGATGGTTGTGGGATGGTCAGCCAAAACAGGCTTCAACTGGTCACTAACGAGAGGAAATAAAATGGCTCTAACATTTGAAATTGAATACTTTCGCTGGACTTGCGATTGCGGCAAGCGCGGTAATTTCTTGGTTTTCGGAAAGGCTTGCAAAGCATCCGACAGGCACATCAAAGAACACGAAAGAAAACTTGAATGGGGCTTTTCAACTGATTTACAAAGAGAGGTAAATAATGGCTCAAAAATATAGAATCGTTCGTATGTGGGCAGCCCACAACGACACAAAAATAATCAAGCGTGGACTCATACTTGAGAAGGCTCAAGCGCATTGCAAAGACCCAAGCACCAGAGAGGCTGGCGTTTGGTTTGACGGATATGAGGAGGATAAGTAAATGGGATACACACATTACTGGGAATTGGAAAACGGGATTGAGCAAGCCGACTGGAATAAATTCCTAGAGGGCGCTCGTCTGATTATTGAAACTGCTGTTGCAGCGGGAATCAAACTTCAAGATGATTCAGCGGGTGCAGCAATCTTCATCAATGGAGTAGGCGCTAACGCGCACGAAGCCTTTGTGGTTACTTCAGAGGATACTGGTTTTAACTTCTGCAAAACTGCACAAAAGCCTTATGACACCGTTGTAACTGCAATCCTTATTCATCTCAAGCAATCGCTTGGCTCAAAGGTAGTCGTTACCTCAGATGGCTCTTGGAATGATTGGTCTGATGGGCGCTTGCTCTACGAAACTGTCTACGACAAAAAAATAGAAGTGGACTTTCTAGGTGTCTGACGAGATATTAGATGACCTTGTGGCTGAATATGGCAAAGGGATTTTGTCCTCATCTCATCCGCACGATGGATTAACACTCAGACAATGCCAGATATTGCTCAATAAATACGGGCTAGAAAAGGCGAGAGTAATAGTCAAAAGGTGGAAGGAAATCTATAATTCCCCAGCGCCAAGATAGGTTCGCGTAGATTCCATCAAATTATCAACTGTGATTAAAAACCCTGTTGATTGGTTTGGTGGAATTTCGCAATTTATCCGTCTGCCAAATTTAGTGCAAGCATCTTTTATGACAACAACTGGGAATGTTAGAACTGCTCCTTCAAGAACAAATGTCCAATGTGTCGCCTTGGTAGCCAATAGCCCCGACTGATACCAGCCCTGCGTATTGGGCGAATAGCAATAAATCTCAATGTATAAATTTCCCGTTTCTTTCCAGCGCCTATCGGTCTTTACCTCAACTGTTTCAATCGGAGCGGTCAATAATGAATTAACTAAAACCTCACCCCTTTGACCAAATCTAAAATCTAAATCCCAATCCGAGTTTTTCATAGTGTCCACGGGTTCGACTGCGTAAACGATAAAGGCGAGATTGGTTCGTGTACGGTCTTATTCTCGTAAAGGGCGAGGAGAATCGCTTCAGCACGGTCTGGAGAATGAACTCCTCGCTTTTTCATATCTACCTTTGATTCAATCAAGATACGACCCGATGAATCTGATTTGAATGTCGGACCAGCCAACTGAGCCAATACTGGTCGGTCTACATCTAGGCGAATCTCTTGTTTTTCCTCTTTAGGTTGAAGCATTGAGCGGGTATTCCACCACATCTCGGCGCGTTGATTCTTGAACTTAGTTTGGTCTTTTGGTCGCTCTGCCACATTGACCCCGATTACCAGCGCTCGCAATCCTCGCTCTTTTACCCATCTATCCAGTAGCGATACAACTCCCCAGCCCACACCAATCGTGTCTATCTTGACCCGCACCATATCGCTGACATTTCTACTTTTATGCTCGGCAACTGATTTCTCAATCTCGCCAATGATTACACCTGCGACATCAACAGCGTTGGCATTAGCCTTGCCAGATGAGCGATGCACGATTGAAACTCTGTATCCGTCTGCCTTTGCGATTACGAATTCATCTCCGCCATCGGATGCAATATCAACTCCGAGGCGAATGACTGCGGATTCGAGATAATCTTCGTTATTCGTAGCGGTCTCAGCCCAATGGTAGGGAATCACCTTTCCTGTTCCCGTTTGTGGGAATCGGGCATTTACACGGGCTTCAACGAATGGCGAATCTTCTCCGAATTCACCGATTACATCATCCACCCAACTCTGGTCTACTAAGTGCGTAGCAACCGCGTGAGCCTCAACATGAGGCGGGCAACTGCGACATTGACCCGTTTCCTCACCCGTGAAGTTAGGGGTGTCATAAGCCCCAATCGGGATGGATTCATAGATAGGCGAATTGCAGATACGCTCAAACCAAGTTTGCTCTTGGTCTGTCGGTGGGTTACCCAATACTAGGAGGCGTGTGTGTCCACCCGTCATAAGGGCTTCTAAGGCGCTACCAATCTTGTCCGATAAACCTCCAGCCTCATCCACTACTACGAGCAGGTGAGGCGCGTGGATACCTTGAACTGCCGCTTCATTGTTATCGGCTGGTCGGAAACCATAGGCAACTACCGTGTCATCCATTTTCCATTCAGTCGTGAGGATTTCTCCTGGCAGATTGTGAGCCATGTGAACTCTGCGAATCTGCGCCCACATAATGTTTCGCACCTGCTTGAAAGTTGTCGCTGTAGTGATAGCGATAGCGGTTCCAGGTGGATGAACTGCAATCCACCAAGCAACGGCTCTAGCCGCTAAGTGAGACTTTCCTGGAGCGTGGCAAGCGGGAACTGTAGTTCTCTTATTGTCTCGGATTGAATTCAGAATCTCGCGCTGTTTAGACCAAAGTGTTTCGCCTAATCCTTGTTCAACAAAGCCAACTGGGTCGTGTTCGTATCTAGCCCAAGGGTTAGTTATCTCAGCATCAAGAATCACGCCTAGAGCGTTTTTCTCCTCATCGGTGAGCGAGAGATAAATCTTTGTTCTCTCCTCTGGCGTGGCATTGAGAACGAGGTCTACTAGCCGTTCAGCCATTTCTACCTCTTTCGGATTGCTAAGACTTTCGCTATCTTATCTTCTAAATCGCCCATTTCAACCTGGACTTTAATCGCTTCACCGTTGGCTCCGCCAATCTCAAACTTATCTGTCTTGCCGAACTCCTCTGGTACTTGTCGCTCAAGCCACCAAGCCGCTGCTCTCCAATCGCCATCATTACCGCTCTTAGCAATAACGGCAACCTTTTTCATAATCGCCTCTGCTCTTGCCTGTTCAACTCGCTGTAAAAATTGTAGGAATATAACTTCAGTAGGATTATCTTTTGCGTTTGGTACTAGCGCTTGGCGTTCTCTTTCAGCCAATCCACGACTCATCCAGTTATAGAAAGTCTTTTCTGCTATCCCTGAAGCGGCAACTGCCTTTCGAACAGGTGTACCAATTCTGATGTAGTCAAGGAGAGTCTGCTCTTTAATCTCCTCAAGAAGCGCAGTAGGGCGACCCGCTGTTTTCTTTGCGGGTGCCTTTGCTGGCTCTTTCTTTGCTACTGCGCTTGCCATCAAAATTCCATCCCTATGTACCAAAATCCTAATTCAACATAAAAGTTATACTTCGAGATAGTAAAACCTATAGCGAGTCCGCTAGTTTTGCCCCATACGAGCCAACGCTTGCCAATTTTTTTCTCCATTGGTTTATTCTACCCCCAACTCATCGTCTAAGTCTTGAACTTCATTTCCCCAACTATCCCAGCCCTGCGCTGTTTGACGGGCAAATAATTCTATGCGAGGCAAATCTCCGATGAGGCTAACAATCCTGTCTCTGACCTCTAAAGGTTTAACTGAGTGTCTGCCTCTTGGAGATAGAACGATTTGTTTTACATTCTTGGCTTGGCGCTTAGGCGCACCCTTTTTAGCGAATAGGCACAACTCAGCATTGCCGTTAGTCCAATGACCCAGACCCGAATAGATGCCTTCTCCCTTTGGGTTTTGCTTGACCCAAGTAAAAGCGCAGGTGATGTATCGAAATCCCCACGCATCTATAACCTCAAATGCTTCTCGCAGTTTCGGCATAGTCGCCCACATAAACAAGGCGCAGTCTTTATCGGTAATATCACGGATAGGCATATTTTTGATGTCATCTAAACTCATCGTTGGATAGGTAATGCCGCCCATATCTGGATTCTTGTCTTTCATATTGTCGTAAGTCCAAGGCGGGTCAGCGTAGATAATCTGATATTTCTTGTCTGGGAACTCAATTGCGGTCATTGCTGTTCCTCTGTCGTACAGGCTTCTAAAGGTATCTGTAGCAATTCAGCGATGTCAGTCCAGCCGTATATGGTGTTAGCCCAAGTATTCAAATCCTCGGTGTGAACTCGCATTGAATGTGTGCCGACCCGAATGTTTGTACGACCAATCGGGCTATGTCCAGGTTTAGTCTTTCCTCCTGCAAGAATCTCGGCGACTTCTTCCCGTGAGAATCCCGTTCCCTTAATACTCGTACTGGTTAGTAACTTATTCAAATCTCCAGAGTCATAAGTGGCTAAGTCTGAAGTGCGGTTGTCCACAATGAGGATTTTGATTTCCTCTACATCGTCTACCTCAATCCAATGCACGGCTATCTTCTCCCAACCTAATTGAACTGCCGCTTGAAGTGTGTGGTTTCCTGATACGCAATGCTTCGTAGGGCGATTGACCACGATTGGTCTGTACTGCCCCATTGTTGAGAGTGAATCAATGATGGCTCCAATATCGCCTTCCCGTGGATTAAGCGGGTGTGTCTGGATTTCATTTACCGATACGGTTTCAACATCCTCGGGCGAACTCTCCGAGCGCTCCTCAATCCGTTCTGGCTTCTCCATTACTCGTTCTGGGAATCCTAGGCGCTGTTTAATCCCACCGTTTGCTTTGCTCTTAGTCTTTCCGAACTCCTCGTAAAGTTGTTCTTTCCACGCATCGTAGGCTTCTTGCTCAACTGTAAACTTCCACGCTGCAATCTTTACTTCTGGGTCATCTTTAAGTGAACTCCCGCCTACGGATTCCTTTTGGTCTCCAGAGATAAGGCGGTCTAAAGTCTCAACCTCAGATTCAGTAAAGCCCGTGCCATCCAACTCAGGGAGCGCTTGCAAGAGACTTTTGAGAAGTGGCTCGTTATATCCAGCAAGGTCGGTCAGGCGATTATCGGCTAGAACAATCTTCTTGGCTGTGTCGTCATCTACATCAACTAGAACTGCCTTTATCTTTTTCCAACCCAGTTTCTTAGCCGCTTTAAGAGTGTGATTACCCGCGAGTACAAACTTGGTACTCGCTTGAACCACGATAGGGCGATATTGACCGTGAGCAGTAAGCGATGATGCAATGGCATCTATGTCTCCTCGTCTCGGGTTTGTCGGATACGCGGTTAGCGAACTGATTGAAACGCTTTGGATATTGCCAGTTTGGATATTGGCTTTCATTAACCTTTACCTAACCCTCTCTTAAGTAAAGGCTTACAATGCTGGCTTTGCTGGGCGACCTCTACGGCGTATTAAGTTTCCTGCTTCGTCATAAACTGGCGCTCGGTCAATATCGTTGCGGATGATTTTGTAAATCAACTGCTCGGAAACTCCCATTGCATCTGCAATCTCACGATATGTGATGCGCTGTTTACGCAGTCGCAAAATCAACTGCTTACGGCGCTTGCCTAAATCAGAAATCTGATTTTGGTGTTCTCGCATTGCGTTTGTAAGCAAGCGAACTTCATCTAAACCACGACCATCTAATTGTTCTGCTGTCTGTATATCACTCATTATTTCTCTCCTTCGAAGATTTCTTCCCAATTGATGTCGTCATTGCTTGGATGAAACATCCTTTTATTTTGCCTAATCGCCTCTAACTCTGCGCTCATGACTGCTTTTTGGTAAGCAAGTGCGTAAGCGATGAAGATAGGTGCGAATAATACAAGAGTAGTAAATAATCCTACTACCGTCAAAATTAAGTTCCAGTTCATACTTTCCTCTCTTTCTTTGCCCCTCTGATGTAGAGAACCAATGAGTTCCTATCGTTTTGAGGAGGTAGGAATATCAGAGACTTCATAAACTTAGATGAGTCATCTGGCAAAACACCTGCATCAACGATTCCGTCAATTGCCGCTTTTACCGCTGGGTTACACGCTCCTACATCCTGTAGGCGACCACCCTTTTGATGAGGTTCGACTGTAACCGAAATCCACTCCATCTCGGGCATCTTTTCTGATTTAGCCAGAACATAAAATGCCGAGCGCCAAGTCTTGACCAACTCAGCCCGTTCCCACCTGTTGCCAGCGCGTTCGCCATTGGTTGTCCAAGGGCGCTGCGCCAACTCAAGGCGGTAGACAAGTTGTTCGTGTTCATCGGTTCTGCATAGGCAATCCATGAGTTAAAGATAAGGGTCACCCGTATTCCTGTCGAATTCCCATTTCTCGCCGTCATTAAAGATTTTCCACGCTTTTCCGTTATCGTCAATGAATGGAATTTCCTCAGCCGAATCAACTTTGGTGAGCAAGAATCCTCGCTCCCTAGCCTTGTCTCGGTAAGACTCAACCCAGCCGTGGCATCCAGTAACTCCAGAGCCACAGAGAAGAATCAAGTTAGCGGGTAAGTGCAATCGCTCATTGCGTGAGCCGCCC